GGCTGCTCGTTCTCCTGCGCTTTCTGGCCGGGGGAGTGCAGGTCTGGCGCGGGAGTCTTCTCGGAGGGAGGGGCGGCCTGGTAGTCGGTCGGGTTGGCCAGGTCGATGTTTCCGCCAGGGTCGCTCTGGAGCATTTGGGCGCGCTTCGCCTCGATGGCCTGCGCCTCGGGCGAGTCGGGATTGAGTCCGACCTCTTCAGGAACGTCGGTATCAAGGTCGATGGTCCCACCTGGGTCGGATTGGAGCATCCCATCGCGCTTCTGCCCAACTGCCTGCGTCTCTTCGGGCGACAGCTTGGGACCAAGACCCAGCTCGTCGGCGCTGTCCGCGTCGGGGTTCTGGCCTACCATCTGCGCGATGGCGTTGGGGCTCTGGCTGCCGAAGCTCGCAGAACGAATAAGCGGCTGCTGGGTCGGGGATGGCGCTCCTCCAGGTGCCGATGGTGCCGGCGCGGGTTCGTTCGGGACGAAGCGCGGGGCCACGCGGATGGGGTTCCCCTGGTCGTCCATGAAGAGCTGCGTGCCGGGGTGAAGCCCCTTGGCGGCCGAGCCCTGGGCCTTCTGGATGAGGTCCTGGTTGTACTTGGCGCGGTCGAATGCAGACTTGGACGTATCGCGCTGGTCCTGCAAATCGAGTCGGCGGGTGTGGTAGGCGCTGATGGCGTCCTGCTTGCGCTGCTGTAGCTCGAAGTTGGCCTGCGCCTGCGCTTCCTTGTCCCTGGCCATGCGGCGCTGCTCCAGAGCATCGATCATGTTGCCCAGCGTGGCAATCGCCGGCGCGCTCCCCTGTGGCATGGGGATGTTCGCGTTCTGGATGGCGTTGAACCCTGAGAAAATGTCACCGGGCATCGCGAGTCCTCCTATGCCACCACTGTGGTTCCGTCGTTCTTTGCGTAGTAGTACGTGCCGTCGGACTTCTTCTGCGTGAGGTTCGTCTTGATGGTGTCCGCCGCCTTACCCACCACGCCCAGCGCGGCCAGAATGGAGTTGGCTTCGTTCTGCGCCTGGGTCGAGCTGATGGTGCCAGCCTGGAGCTTGGCCGACAGTGCTGCCAGGTCGGTCTGGAGCTTGGTCTGCTCGGCCTGCTGAAGGCCGGTAGCGGCGATGGTCGCCTCGGCATTACCGATTGCCAGACCGCTGCTGATGTTGCCGTTGGCCCGGCTGATGAGAAGGTTTTCGGCGCCGTTGGCGGACTGCTGCCCCTGGGTAATCTTGGACAGGTTGTTCTGGTCGACCTGCCCGGCTGCGCTCAGCTGGGCGAGGTTCCCGGTGGCCAGCGCGTTCTTGGCGTTGATGCGGGCAGAGTCCGACTGGCCGGCGATGTTCGCCCCGGTGTTGGCCCACACGTTTTCGGAAGCATCGGCGCCCTGGGCAATCCCGAGGCCGGTATTCGCCCAAGCATTTCCCGAAGAATCTGCGGCACCAGCCAGCCCCATGCCGGTTTGAGCCCAACTCTGCTTGGCCTTGGTGGCCGCGTCTTGGAACTGAATTCCTAGGTTCCCGGTGGCCCTGGCGGCAGCCCCCGAGTCTCCCCACCCACCGGACGAAGCCTTTCGGTCGAGCGTGGTCTGGGCTGCGTCCTCGGCCCGCTTGTACATGGCGTCCAAGGCGGCGGGGTCGCTGAAGGTGCTCGACCACTGGTTCCAGTAGTTCTGGGAGTCGGTCTTGTGGTTCGGGTCGCTGTACTGGGGGCCGAGGCTGGACCAAAGGCCCTGCTCGGCCGTCTGGTGGTTCGGGTCGTTGTACTTGCCCGAGACGGCTGCCCAGTGCTGTTCAGAGTCGGTCGGCTGGGTGGGATCCCACTTGAGGCCTCGCTCTACCTGAGACGTGCGGGTGGGGTCGGTGTAGAAGCCCTTGGTGCTGTCGTAATACTGCTCACCCTGCTGTGGGACCGTGAGATCGTTCTTGGGGTTCTGGGTCGCGCCCGTTGTCCCCGTAGTGGTGCCCGTAGTGGTGCCCGTAGTGGTTCCGGTTGTTCCCGTAGTAGCTCCGGAGGTTCCCCTGGTGTTCGGGTGCTGCTTCCTGTACCCAGCAACAGCAGCCTGAGCGTCGGCTACATTGGTGAACTCCATGCCGCCTCCACCCTGAATAGGGGCGTAGAACTTCACCGGGGCGCCAGTCGCAGATCGGCCTGTGACTATGATGCCCTCGTTCCCAGCTCCAAGTCCGTAGTCGCGATACGGGTCGACATCGATGGTGCGAGAAGCGTTTAGCGATCCAGACTGGTTCGCCGAGTCTGGAGCCCCGGTCGAGTACATGTACGTCAGCTTGCCAGTGTGTGGGTCAATGTATGCAGACTGGCTGTTAGCCTTCCCGTAGTTCCAGTCGCCACCTGTCCCCTGCCACGGAAGCTCGTAGTTGCTCGGTCCTTGGTACCCTTCGATTCCGCCTGCCCCCTGGATGTCTCCGAGGTAGATGTTCCCGCTGTAAGGGTCGGTGTAGGAATTGGAAACCCCGCCCCAGTTGTAGTCCCCGGCGCTCGTTGCGCCACTGGAAGCGACGTTGATAGCAGTCGCGGCTGTCTTGGCCCCCTTGGACTGCTGGTCAGAGTCCCATTGCTTCCACTCGGCCTCGTCCTTGAATGGGACTCCGGTCTGCGGATTGATTGCGCCAATGCTGTAGGGCATGGGTCAGATCCCCGTCTTCCCCCAGACTCCTTGGCCGGTCTGGGCCGGCTGGCCGTTGCCACCGTAGAATCGGCTGTACGCTTGTTCGGCCGGGCCGAAGTAGTTGAGCGCCTTCTTGGTGTCTGCGATGTGCTGGTCGTAGGCCGTGTTGCTCATGGACTTCAGGTTGGCGATGAGTTCGTTGAGGTTCTGAACCTGCCCACTAGCAGCGCTTTGGCGCTTGTCATGGGCGTAGGCGCCAAGACCTCCACCAATCACGCCACCAGCCAAAGCGCCCCATGGCCCAGCGCTCGATCCTGCGGCTGCTCCACCAGCGGCTCCAGCGAGCGTGTCTTCCGAAAAGATGTCTCCCCAGATGCTCATGGTCACGCTCCTAATGGTTCGAATTCCTCGAAAACGGAAATCAGCCTGAATCGGTCACTTGCCAAGTATCGCATCTTCCACTGCCGTTGGCGATACACGCCAATGGAGCGGATTTGCTTGTTGGTCGAGATGGTGCTGTTCAGCTCGATCTGCTTGGTCAGTGTCCACGCCCCGAGGCCATCCCTGCGCCACAGCCGAGCATTGCCGCCAGTGGCCTCTGCTCGGTAGGCCAGCATGAGCGTCTTGCACGCCTTCTGCTGGGTGGTTCCGTGGGTCTGGAACCCGCTCACGAGCTCCACGATGATGGGGAACCCGAGGTCAGTGGTGGCCTCGTCGTCGAGCGTTGCGATGGAGCCGTCGGACATCCCCACCAGGAAGACGTTCTGCTCGGTCCAGTGGTAGGCCGACGTGATGGGGATTGGGCTAGGATTGCTTCCCTCGATGGAGTATTGCCACTCCGACCACCTGGAAGACTTGGCGTTGAAGATGAGCCCACGGCCCACGGTGGGGAAGATGAAGACGATGCAGTCCCACTTGCTGTAGCGCATGCGGAACGACCAGCAATCGTCTACCACCTCGAAGTCCCGCAGTAGCTTGGCCACCTGGCTGGAGATGTCGGTGTAGCCGCGCCCGTCCGTGATGACCACGCGGCGGATACGGTCGAGAGCGATGAAGGTGTCGTCCACCGGGCAGATGGAGTCGCGGGCCGTGATGCCGATGTTGGCCGTGCGCGCAGGGGCGAAGTCGAGCAGGTTGTTCGGGTCGTTCGCGTCCGCGGCCAGGTTGGCAGGAGCGAAGACTTGCAGGGTGTCTCGGCCCCACGCGAAGACCTCGTTGGTGTTGTCGGTCAGCGCGATGATGGGATCTGGCTTGGCGGCGGCCTGGATGTACGACGAGCCCCCCGTGCCCATGTCCCAGTTCTCGTACTCTTCCAGGGGGCCGGACCACCAGAGCTGTCCGCTGGCGCTGTTCACGGCAGCGATTAGCCGTTGGGCAACGGACACGACTTGGTTGGTGTTGGGCGGGTCTCCGCCCTCGCCAGTGTTGGTCAGGCGGGAAGAGACGCCGGCCCCGGTCCACTTCTGCATGGCCCCGCCGCCAGCGATGACCAGCATGTTCCTACCGGGGACGAACGATGGGCGTAGGCCACCGTCGAGCTTGCTTTCGTCGGTAGCGTCGGAGAGCTCAAGGATGCCGCCGCCGATTGGCATCGCACGAATCTTGCGGTCCGCGGTGACCCACACAAGGAAAGAGCGCCAGGCGCACATGCCGATGACCGGGCTACCGTAGACGCCAGCGGGGGCGATGTAGACGGCAGGGAACTCCGACCACCCGGAAACTCCTGGGCGGGTGGGCAGGGCGTTCCCTTGGTCGGCGATGACGTTCACGGAAAGCGGCATGGCCCCGGTGAGTGGGTCCGAAGACCTATCCTCGGAGGCGTAGAACGGGATTTCCGCTTGCTGAGAATCGCTCACAGCACTGTCACCCTCGCCCACGAGCCAGCCTTGACCGTGCAAGCCGTTGCCCCGGCAGCGGACTGCGCTAGTCGGATGACGACGGTGCCGGCAGCGGAGCACGTGACCACGTGGCGCATGGTCACGAAGCCCTCCGTAGGGCCAGCCGTGTCGAGCGGCGACTCTCCTGCGGTTGCCCAGTCGGCATCTGACACGGCCGAAGTTGGCTGGGTGGTGTAGATGACCCTTGGCTTGATGACGGGAGTACCGAAGGTGGCTGTGCCGCCTGCGAATGACACTTTGATGCCAGTGGAGTTTCCAGTGGTGTATCCGAGGGCCATCTCGATGTCATAGGTGACATTGGCCACAAGGTTTAGCGTTAGCCCCGTGATGTTGGAGTAGGTGCCGTCTATGGTGCTGACGAAGTCAGAGGCCAGCTTGGTCATCGGGACGTCCCATGAGTTTCCGAAGCTCACGATACTGGACAAGGCGGCGTCCGCCTTCCATGCCGCAACAGTCGGCGAGGTTGAATCGCAGCACTCGGCGCCGCTCCTGGGTCCGCGAACGTAGAGCGAGTGTCCGCAAGCATTCATCTCGCAGTGGCGAGCCATGGCTCCTGTGCAGGCAGATTTGCACTCGATGCCAACAGTGCAGTTCTTGACGTAGCAGTTCTCGGCCAGCGCGTCGAATCCGAGCTTGATTCCGGTGCTGACGTGAGTAGCCGAGAACGCAACCCCATCCACGATGCACGATGTAGCAGAGCATCGCGCCCCGAGGTCGATTCCGACTGCTTCCGTGGTCCCCTGCTGGGCGATTACGTTGCAGTTGGTGAGGCTGACGTTGACAGCGCCAGAGACGTCGATTCCTAGGCCAGCGGTCACGTCCACGTTCTCGATGGTCGCGCCAGCGCCGGCCAGAGGCCCCGTGTCCAGGTTGGCCGTGATTCCGTAGTTGTTCGCGTTGGTTCCCGTGGGAGCCTCGATGGAGAAGTCACGAAGCGACCACGCGAAGCGCTCACCCGCACGCCTGCCAGCAGCCGTGGCGATGGTGAGCATGTTGAACGCGGATGACGTCGAGCGGATGATAGACTTTCCCTTGCCAGCCCCGATGATGTGCCCCTCGGAGCCCATGGTGATTCCAGAGGTAATCCGGTAGATTCCAGACCCTAGGTAGAGCGGCACGCCAAGCACGGAAGCCCTATCGAGGGCTCGCTGAAGCGGCTGGGTGTCGTCTGCTGTCCCGTTGCCGACGGCGTTGAAGTCGTATGGCGTGAGGCACAGTCCAGCTAGTACGTCGTGGACATTGCGTGCCACGACCCCGGTGGTGCCAGATTCTTTGTACTTTCCGTCGAGTCCGATGCTGGCCCCGATGCGGTCAAGGACGGTGCCAAGGGCGACTGGAATGTTCACATCGTAACTCACCCCTCGATGGCCAGTGAAGTAGGCGCTGATGACCTCGGTCTTGTAAGCCGTCTCCGACTCGCCTCCGAAAGCCTCGGAAGCCACGAAGCCGACCTGGATGCCGTCGGCGTCCTTGATGACCACGTCACATGGAGCAGCCGTCCAGACTTCGGACTGTCCAGCAGCATTCAACGGCACGGGCTGGGACCACGGAACGGTTCCGATGGAGTCCTGCCACACGTCGGCGTAGATGGACGAGCTTCCTGGCACGAAGAACTCGGCCGAGCCGCTGGCCACCGGGGCGCCGAGAGTGGTTCTGGCACCTGCGAACTTGAGCCATGAGATGAGACTTGCCATGCGGTCACCAGTTCTGGGCGTTATGCCCGATGCGAAGGTGGATCTGTCCGTGCTGGGCGTCCCCCGCCTTGCACTTGGCCAAGAGCTGGTCGGCCCTGGCGCGAAGGTACTGACCACGGTCGAACATGCTCGACATCATGGCGACCGACGAAGCGACGGCGAACACGAGGTACTGCGACCACGTGCGCACAAGGTCCATGGTCACGCCCCCGGTGTCTCCCGCCTTCAGCAGACGGACGCGGGTGTAGTAGAACGTGCTCATGGTCGAGTCGGGGATCGGCCAGAAGATGAGCTTCACGGTGGTGGCCATCTTCTCGACGTAGCAGCGAGATGGTCTACCAGAAACGGACGTCTTCACCGCGAGCTGAAGGTACTCTCCGCGCGACATGGTGCGGACCTGGGTCTCCACCGTGCCCACGGTATCCTTCACGGTCCCGATGGTGTCGTCCTGTCCAAGCTCCACGTCGATGGTGTCGCTTGCCAAGGTGTACTCGTAGGTCCCGGCCACGAATGGCACAGAGACGCGCTCGACGGTCGAGATGATGACCCCTTCGGACTGGAGCGTCTGGAGTTCCAGATTGAGGTGAGTGGCAGCCAGACGGATCTGCTTCTGAGTCGGCTCTTCGTCGTCCGACATAATGCCGGTGAGGCGAATGGCCGTGTCCAGCAGCTCGTCACGCTGAAAATTCGGCGTCGGGTTGACTGATGCTGTCATGGCTCCTCACGGGTCTTGGCCTTCACAGGCTCGATGATACCGACTTCCGCAGCCCCGATGTCATCCAACTCCTTGATGGTGAGCCCCGTTTCGTCGGAGCAGCGCAAGAGACCGTCGGCGTCCAAGCGCAGGTCGGAGCGGTGATACATCGCCCCGCAGTAGTCGCACATATCGGTCCAGTTTCGCGACGGTCCCGAGTAGCGTCTTCCGATTGTCTGCACCGTGGCCTCCGAAGAAAAAGGGCGGGGAAGCGGTGCTGGGGGAGTGAGACCAAACCCCACTCCCCCGCCCCAAGGTTTACGTAGAGGCGGTCCCGATGGCGAGGCCGGACTCGTTGACGTTGTTCACGCCGTAGTTCAGATACAGCGACAGGTCGCCGGCAGCGTTCACGCCGATGTGAGCAACACCGCCGTCGGTGGTGACTCGCAGTCGGTTGTTCGCGACGATGCCGGTGTTGGCCAGAGCCGCCGTGAAGTTGATGCAGGACGTGCTCGACGCCTTCCACGAGTAGAAGAAGTTGCGCTCGATGCGCACCTTCTTGCTCGCCGTGGTCAGCGACCGAATCAGGCCCTGAGCAACCCCGACTGTGACCTTCATGTAGTTGTCGGAGATGACAACGCCATCAGCCCCGGTCAGGACGATGACGTCGGTGATCTCTCCCGCAACCACAAGACTCTCGACCTCATTGCGAATGAACGTCACGTTGGTTCCCGTGATGGTCATGAACGTGGTGCAAAGCTGGTCGTTGTCGATGGCCACCTGGAAGTAGTTGTCATCGAAGACGACGCCCTCGCCGCTGGCGGTGAACGGAGCCGTCACTGTCAGCGCCGTCGTGCCGGCAGGGCCAGCACAGAGGAACCGGCAGTTGGAGATCCGAACGCCCTTCTTGTTCACGACCAGGGTCGCAGCCGCGACGGTGAACGTGAAAGTCGGCCGGGTGTCCCCAACGCCAACACCGATGATCTCCACGTTGTCCACGAAGGTCCAAGCCGTAGCAGCAGCAAGGTTCTCGGTGTGGCCAGGGAGCACGATGATTCGGTCACCGCGCCCACTGGTGCATTGGCCGAGAGCCGACGCGACCGACGGATAGAGACCACCGCTCATGTCCTTGGTGGACAGCTTGTTCATCCAGTCATCGTAGTAGGTTGCGGTCGTCCCGTTCCCGCGAACGAAGAAGACCTTCCCACCGACTGGTAGAACGAACGCTCCCCCGACCTCGATGCCAAGGCCGGGAGGAGTGGACGGCGGATTTCCGCTGATCCCTGGAATACCAAAGGTTCCCATGGTGGCCTCCTAGACCTGGCCCTGGAACCAGCAGCGCCAGTTCGACCAGCCCTGAGCGTTTCGGTACGAGACCTTGTAGTGCATGACGTCGGCAGCGTTGTCGACCCAACTCTTGTTGGTGATCTTGCGCTTCTGGAACAGCTTGAAGCCCTCGTCCGCGTCGGTCTTGAGGCCCCACATCGTGGTGCTGGCACCGTCGAGGTGGTAGATGGGCAGCACCTTGAGCCCGTAGCCCTTCACGATGTTGATGTCGTTGAAGTTCGAACCCGTGACCTTCTCCGACTTGAGCAGCGTGTTCCACACGTCCTCTTGGATGAGCGGACATACGATGGCCTTCGCCATCACGGGCTGCGGGAGTCCGTTCGGTCCAGGCATGAGGCCGAGCTGGGCCTTGGCCTGAATCAGAGCCGGGAGACTCGGGGACGAGTACACCGAGGCGATGTTCGAGACCGTCTGGCCGGACGGGGTGAGGTGCGACGAGCTTGCCAGGGCGACTTGGTCGTAGCCACCGACGACGGTCGTCGCGGTGATGAGGATGGAAGCGAAGTCCGCGTCCTCGGTGCGGTACGCGCTGGCGGTCAAGCGATTGGCCGCCTTGATGGCGTCCTTGTACTTGTTGTCTTCCATCGCCTCTTCGGTGATGCTCATGGCCTTGGCCATCGTCTTGGGCAGATACCGCTTCACGCCGCCGAGACGGAACTCGTCGTACGCGGGCGGCTGGCCTTCCGGCTTCTCCAGCAAGTACGTGGTCCCGGAGGTTTCCAGGTCGTCCACGTAGCCATCTTCCATCGGCTCGCCAGTGACGAGCTTCCCGGCTCCGATGCAGACCTGGAATTTCTCCAGATTATCGGTCGAGATGGTGTCGATGGTCTTCTTCATCAGGCGGAACAGTGGGTGTGAAGTAATCATGGTCGTGTCCCCTTACAGGATGGTGCTGATCTCGTGGACGGTGAAGTGGCCCTTCCAGTACGTCTGGGTCACGTCGTTGATTCGTCCGGACATCCCGTACTCGGGAACTGCCCTGAGGCGCAGTTGGGCCGAAACGGTGGTGTTCTGGAAGTTCGCCACGGTGTCGGCTGTGACTCCGCTCTGGCCGGTGATGGTGCTGCCGGCGTTGACCACGACATCCACGCACTGGCCGATTAGGGCCTCTGCGGCGGTCTGGGTGGCGGCTGCCGTCGGGACGTCAGTCTCGAAGACCTGGCCATCGACGGGAATCACCAGAATCACGGTGGCCAAGGGGTTCGCCTTGGAAGCCGTTCCGGTGTAGGTCGTGGCGGCGGGCAGGAATGCGCCGGGGCGCAGGATGCCGTCGCTTCCTCGGTATCGCTTGACCGACACCATGACGTGCGAGAATGCATCGCCAGCGGCGGCTTGAAGCATGCAGCCGTCGGTACCTTCCTTGACTGGGTCTCCAGCAAAGATGCCGTTGCTGTTGTTGGTGAGGACCACTCGCTCTTCGACGGGCGGCGTCCCGAGGGCCGGATTGGCGCGGTTGCCTACCCAGCGGAGCCCACCCTTTGCAGGTTCGATCTGTGACATGACGTTTTCTCCTTCGGGCTACGACTGTTTGCCGTTGCCGTCGATTACGACCTTCTCGTTTCGCTGTGGGCTCGCGAACTGGGCCTGGGCGTAGGCAAGCTTCCTCGCCTCGTACGCCGCTTGCTCGGCCTTCGGCCTCCACATCATGATTTGACCCTGCACCGAGATGCGATCTGAGCCATCCGGCATCAGTCGCGCCCCAATGACCTTCTCTTTGCACCCCTTCATGAGGGGAGCCCATCCCTGCGCCTCGCAGGCGGCGTAGCCAAACATATCCTCGTTGGGATTTGCCAGCATGTACGCTTTGCCAGGGTCGGGATTGCGGATGGTTCCAAGGTCTGCCCCTGTAAGGCTCCGCTGTTCCGGGTCTACACGTGTGATCTGCTGCTCAGCCATGTTCGCGTCACTCCTACCCGGTGACGCTCTTTTCCGCGCCGCTACGGGTGTTGCGGGGAATATGAGCAGCCTGGCTTGTCAGGTCGTGTCCGGTCGGCTTCTGCCAGAAAAAGCCCGGAAATAACCGTTACATGGATGATTTCACGCGCGACTTGGGAAGTCAAAAGGAAAAGGGCCAGCTCTTTCGAGCTAGCCCTTGAATTAAGTAACAACTTGTTACATATACACGGTGCGATAAACCAATGATTGCGGCAAGTTACATCCGCGCACCGTGCCTACTCGACGTCCCAATACCCATGTTTCTCCATCGCCTTGGTCCATCGAGCGATGTTCTGCTCTGGCGTCAGCTCCGGGTTTCCGGAGGCGATAGCTGCTTGGCGCTCGGCCGGCGTGAGGGTCCGCTTGGTGGAACGCTCGTTTCCCCTCACCGGGATGGCGTTGTTCCCCCTGTTGGACAGCCGGGCGGCCTGGGACGGCTTCGGGGCCGGCGTGGCTGCCTTCCGGATGCCTAGGTCGTGGGCGGCCTTCAGCAGCGCTTCCTGGCGCACCTTCATGGGGTTGACCTGCTCACCTCTTGCCAGGGCCAACTCCTCGGCCTGGGTCACGAGAGAGGCTGCGTAGCGCTCGGCGCGTGGGTTCTGGAAGACGTCGTTGAACTCGGCCCGGAGCTGCTGCTCCTGGTAGTTCATCTGCGGCGGAGGGCGGAACCCCTTCAGCTTCTCGTCCACCAGCTTGCCGGCGCGTAGGTCGATGGCCTCCTGGTCGAGCTTGCGGTACTCCAGCTCGATTCGGTCGGCCTCGTCCTCGTCCTTTGCCGTGCGGGCGCGCCGGATGAGCGCTGCCTGCTTGCTCTTGATGGCAGCCAGGTCGGGGTCGATTCCATTGTCCTGCTGGCGGGCCTGCTGGACCTGCTGCTGGGGCTGTTGGCGCTGGAGCTGAATGAACTCGGCGAGCTGTCGCTGGAGCGCTTCGTTCTGCTGTCGAATCGGGCCAAGGCTCTCTTCGATGCGCTTCTGGTTGCGCTCGTCGAACTCTCGCTGCTTGCGCTCCCTGCGGCTCTCCCGATGGACCTCGACCTCGGTTTTGCCGTCGCGCTCGGAGACGTCGACGTCACGGTCGTTGTCGTCGGGCTGCTCGACTTCGGGGCTCTCGTCGATGCGGTCGTCTTCTGATTCTGATGGAAATGCCATGGTCACTCCTTACATATCGTCTGCGAAAGAGGGTGGGTCGAAGCGCGGGATGCACTCGTCAGCGATGACGAGCTGGTGCTTGCCGTCGCGAAGCTCCACGCGCACTTTTCCGGCCTTGCGAGATTGAAGCAGGTCTTCGGACATGGTCACGTCCCCGGCCTGCATGAAGTAGAACTCCACCGGCTTCCCGTCGATCTTGGTGTCGACCTCGAAGCGCCATGGTGTGTGGCTGGACATCCAGATCATCTCCCCGAGCTGCATGCCATTCCCGCGCAGGATGTCCATGGCCTGGAGGCCCGCCGAGACGATGATGCCTCGTGGTGAGCGGAACTCGTTGTTGGAGTGGACCGTGTCCGGCATGACGATGGATCCGCCATCGACGAACGTTTTGCGGGACGCTGCCTTGTCGGGAATGCGGTACACGATGATGCGCGCGAAGGTCGCCTCGCCAGGCCACGGCGGGATGCTGTGCTCGGCGATGCGCTTGTCCAGCAACGACTTAGCCATCGGAGCGCTCCAGCATCATCGCCACTACGCATTCTGTGCGAGAGAGGTGTGTCCCGTAGCAGGCGATGAGACGCACGTCCGGATCTTTGCTGAACTTCGCCGCGTTGCAAATCGCATCTCGAATGACCCGGATGTCCTCGTTGAGCTGCTTCAGCAGTAGATTCGTCGATGGGTGCTCTCTCCATTCGGCGTAGTCGCTCGCCGATATGGCATCCATGAGGCACGCGTTCACATTCGGCTTCTCTTCTTGTTGGTCCATTGGTTCACTCCCTTGGTTTGGTTACTGACTCGGGGCCGCCTCTGCGGGAACCCCTTGCTGCGAATGGTTCTGCGGCGGCTGGGCGCCGGGCGCGGTGGTGGGCTTGCCGCTTGGGATGGTCGGCGGCTGCGGTCCACCTGGGCCACCGGGCGGCGGGCCTCCTGGCATGCCACCCATCATAGCCTGCTGCTGGGAAGCCATTGCCTTCTGCTGGATCTGCATCTCGATGGCCTTGTCGTCCATGACGTACGGCACGAGGTCGAACATATCACGGGCCTGGAGGCACTTTCTCACGGCGTTGGCGATGACCTGTGGTCCCAGGAAGACCTGGGTGAACAGCTCGGGCGGGATACCCTTGGTGAGCATGCCGAGCACGTCGTCCGCTTCGGCAATCCGCTGGGCCTTGGAAGCGAATCGCAGGTCTGCCGTGAAGCTGATGGCGTAGTCGTCCTTGTAGAGGTCGCGGGTGACCTTCAACTCGCGGGTCTTGCGGTCGCGCGGGTCTAGGACGGTGACCATCTTCCAGTCGGGCAGGTTGTAGTAGTTCAGCAGGGCGTTAAGCTTGATGACGTTGGTCAACATCTCGACGATGTTCCCAGCGAACACTGTGAGCTGCTTCACAGCCTGCTCGACACGGGTGGCCTGGCCTCGGAACGTCTCTGGGCCGTCCTTCTCGCCCGAGAGCACGTCGGGGGCGTTGGCGATACCGTCCGCCGCTTCCTTCTGCATGCTGATGGCCGAGAGGAGCTGCGGGTTGGGCGGCGTGGTGGGAATCTTCCAGATGCTCTTCTCGATGGCGTCCGGTGGTAGGCCGCGCACCCTGGTGATGGTGTTCGGGGCGATGGACGTCACGCCGGGCGGGAGCTTCAGGTTCTCGTGCATGACCAGCGTATTCGACTGGGCCATGGTGCCGGCATCGACGAACTGGTTCAGCAGGATGTTGATGGCCTTCTGGTGGGAGACGAGCAATGTCCCGATTCCGAGCCCGTGGGAGCCGTCGGGATTCTCGATGCACGTGCCGCACGAGAATTGCTCAAGCACCTTGCGCCGGCAAGGCTTGGGCATGGTCGGCATGCCTGTCTCGTCGAACTCCATCCACGGTGGGACGGGCGGCGGTGGAGGCGACTGGGTCCGGACCTGCTGGGCCACCATGGAGCCCTCTTCTGGGTCCACATAGGGCTGCTGCAACGCTGGCAAGAGCTGCTGTTCGAGCTGAATCGCCTCCATGTGCTTGGAAGCCAGGGCGACGTACTGGGCGTACTCCTGGTTCTCGCGCTCGTAGCGGGCAGAGTCTTCGGGGTCGTCGACCTCGCGCTTGTAGATGGCCAGCGGAATCTTGGTCCCGTACTCGATGACCACGCGGACAGCGGTCTCCTCTTCGTCACCGGGGAAGGTGGTGAAGGTGTGCTGCTCCAGAATCATGAAGGGGGCGTCGGTCTTGTTCTCGTCTCGATCCTTGCCTAGGAACTTGTCCTGCAAGTCCTTCAGCGGGTGGTCGGTGCCGTCGTCGTTGTCGCCCTTGAACTGCTTGTCGAACACCAGCTTGAGCTGGGCCTCGTCGTAGTCGCCGGCCTTGGCCAGACGGATCATCTGGCGCTTGTACTTGCGCCACACGCGGGTCTTCCGCTGCACGTCGCTCATGTCGGCCAACGGAGGCTTCCAGGTGTACGGGAACACGAACTCCTCAGGCCCCAGGTACTCGTGGCGGTTCTTCCCGGTGTCGGCGTCGAAGTAGCTGTGCATCACCCCGAAGCCGCTCTTGAAGAACTCCTGAATGAACCGGCGAAGCTGCTGCTTGAAGTCGGGGATGTCCTTCGCAAACTGCCAGTTGTCGTGCAGGGTGACGACCTCGGCCCGATCTTTCGACAGCGAGCCAGCCGGCAGCGCCTCGAACAGCGGCGTTTTCATCGGGACCAGCTCGGCGTACACGCGGTGGCTCACCCGGAGCAGAAGCTCCAGCAGCACGGGCTCGTGCATGTTGGCGCAGTGGCGGAACGGCTCTTTCTTGGGCTCCAGGTCGCCGAGGTAGAGCTTGTTGATCTCCTTGAGTTTGGCCATCCACGGCTCGCGGGACCGGCAGTCCTCCTCGAACGTGTCGTAGACCTCTTGTCCGATCTGCTCGTCGAGGTACTTGGCCACGTCCGGCCTTGTGGCAGCCAGGGAAGCGAGGTGTGGAATCAGGTTGACGGCGTCCTCGGGGAACTCGATGGGGCCGATGGGCTCCTGCTCGATTTCCTCGGGGAGTTCTTCCTGCTGCTGTGGGATTTGTTCGTCGTCCATGCTTCACCTATCCGCTGAAGTATCCGCCGCCAACTGCTGTTCCGCGCTCTGCCCGGAGCTTCCCCAACTCGTCGTCGTCGTCCCAAGGGTCATTGCGCTTGTCGAAGTCCGTGACCTCTCGCTCGGTCGGCTGGGCCATCCTGTGCATGACCATGTACTGGATGGCGTTGAGCCAGTGGTTGTTGTCGTCGTCGAGAGGGGCTTCTTGGTTGTTCGGGTCGATTCGAATGAGTGGGATTGTCCGAATGCAGTGGGTACAGGTATCGAAGAAGGTAATGCCAGGGCGAGTGCCAGGTTTCGTTGGGATGTCGCGCAGCCTGCGAATGAACTCGGCCGTGCTGGCAACCTTATCCTTCGTGCATTTCTCCCAGTACACGCCGTGCCCCGCCATCGACTCTTCCATGCTCGGTCCGACGGTTCCGATGCGAGCCGAAATCTGGTTGTCGGCAGGTCCGGAGAGCTTGGAGCAGTCGTTTCGTTCATCCCACTCGCCATGCTGCTTCTCAATGCGTCGAATGGCAAGCGCCACCAGCTCGGCGTCCTTTCGGTCCTTCTCCTTGACCTTGTGGTTGAAGGTGACCTCTCGGTACACAACAATGTCACCGTCTGGGGTGACGGCGTACCAAAGGATCGGGCAGGCGACCTTGTAGCCCATGTCCATCACTCGGCCCCTGGGCCAGCCAGCCGGGATTGGGTACGGCTTGACCACGTGGTGTTCTGGCTTCCACTCGTAGGCAAAGAAGGCGTCACTGACGACGTCCCAGCGGCCTTCGAGGCGGGCCAGCATCACGTGGTGGGGGAGCATACGCAGATCTGCCTCGTACCTGCGGCGGAACTCGGCGCTCGGATTGTCGGAGAGCCGCGCCGGGATATACATCCTGGTCCGCTCCTCGTATGTCCCGTCCGACATCTTGATTCGATCGACAAGCAGCTTCCTACCTGCTGGCGCAGGGTCGACGAACCGCTCTTTCACCCAGAGCCCTTCGGCTGGGGCGTCCGGATTGCTCGCGAACCGCTTACGCAGCTTCCTAATCAGGATCGGGTCGGTGGTCCTCACGCGCGAGCAAATCATCCTCACTGGATATTCGGGGAACTGAATCGCTTCATCGATTCCGAGCCAGGTGTATTGACTGCTGTCGTAGGAACGGTAGTCCTCGGGCTTCTGTAGGTGGCCCATTTGATACTTGTACCCACAAGGATGCGTGAGGATTTTCTTGTCCGAGTTCCAGTGGAAGTCCGGGTCAATCTTGAATGCAGTGTCGAGCAATTCCACCAGGAACTGCTCCAGTTCCGGGAATGTTCGCCGAAGGTAAAGCGCCCAACCTACGCTTCTGAAGTTCTGGCCTGCGGCGCGCATCGCATTCCATCGGTCGATCTCTCCATAAATCTGAGTCTCGAACGGGTCCATCTTGAGGAACACCGTCTTGCCGGGACCAGCCGTTCCACCGTAAAGCAGCTCGTCGGCGTCGCATAGGTGCGCTTCCTGCTGGACAGGGCTAGGCGTGTAGATGTTCTCTGCTGCTTCCATCCTGCTATAGATTCCCCGACAGAGTGACCAGGCGTGAGACGTCCCGGCCTGGCATCAGATCGCGGCAGATGGGCAGGTATGCCTCATCCCAGCGACGTGCGCGGAATGCTGGCGTCGTGAACACAGGCGCGCCCCAGCTTGCGCCGTTTCCACCACCGGGAGAGTCCGAGTGGTAGAGGTACGCATGGCCGCCCCACTCGTGCGTGTCGAGAGCGGCGGTGGAGTCCCAGGTGTCCGTGGACTGGCAAGCCGTCGTCAATGTGGCGCCAATAATCAGCGGAGCCACGTAGACAGCGGTGGCCAAGTGTTCCGGGTCGCCGAAGCCGACGCGGAAAAAGCAGTCGAAAGTGAACCCGCGTACTCCCACCCTCTGCATGTACTCCATAAGGTCGAGCAGCACGACGCCGTTGTCACTCTCGGGCGTGCCGTCGTATCCCATGGCCGTGTAGAGGTCGAGTACGTCCTGATTCGTGAAGTGTAAATCGGTGCGACCGCAGGTCAGAGCCATCAGCCGCAGCCAATGCACAACCGCAGCCGGCCCGCAGTTGCCGAGCACGTCGTTGTCCAAAATGTCGCCGTCCCAAACCAGACCGAGCGACCAATCGACCGGAGTCCGCGACATCAGCGGGTCGACCGGAAGCAGGTTCGCAGAGAACTTTGCGACCTTGCCCACGCGCACAGGGTCGTGCGCTCTTAGGCCGAGCTTGGGAAGGCTCCGCATGGCTACTTTGCCTGGCTGTAAGTGTTTCGGATCATGATCGCTTCGTTGGCGAGCCAAGCATTTGCTCGGCTGCGCGCCTCCAAATCGGCGAGGGTTGCGGTTGAGGCGGCCACCTTACCGTTCTGCTGCTGGGCATACCAAGCGACCACACAAGCGACTTCGTCGATCACAAAGTGCCCGCTCGTCACGAGGCCGGTTAGGCAGACGGCATAGTTCTGAGCCATTGCTCCGACGAGACACGTCTCCACCGCTGCGAGCGCTGCGGATGCTTGCGGGTTTACCTTGGCGCAGTCGACGACCGCACCATAGATTGAGTCCGGTTTTGTCGGGCTCGTCACGCACGACAGGGACGTAACGAGCAACAGTGCGGGAAGGAGTAGAGCGCGTTTCATTTTGTGGGGCCTTTCGGTTGAGCGTTTTCGGTTGGTAGCACGGCGGACGAGCCAGCGGCAGGCATGGCAGCGTCGAGCACGGCGACGAGGCGCGGATTGGTCAGCAGCGCCAGCAGCACGCCAAGCGCGGACGAGACGCCCTTGAGTCTGGGGTAGGCGTCCAGCGCAGGAATCAGCCACGGAATCACGGCTACTGCGATGGCGATAATTGCTTGGATTGTCTGGCGTACCTTTCGCGGGTCCTTCATGGTGTTCCTTTCATCCGTTCCAGCGTCTCAGTTTACCACTCGGGTCTTTGAAAGTATCGACATGGACGAACCCGAGGTATGGGTAGTATCCGACACCGCCCAGGTCGGTAAGGTTCCCGTTCGCATGCTGGTGCAGAACGGCCTGTAAGACGACGATGGCCGGGGTGCCGAAGATCATGATGTCGGCCGCGCGTCCCTCAGTATGCTGCGAATGCAGAGATACCCCGGTGGCATGTCGCTCGCCTTCGAGCCCTCGCCTTCGCAGCTCGGCGTTGTAGTCGACGGTCCGGTAGCCACAGAGCACTGTCATAGGATGGCTTCCGCATGCTAGGCGCACATTTTCGAGGATACGTTTGAGAGTGGGAAGCCTATCCGCCTCCCACTCCTGCGGATACGGGGTTGCTGGGTGGTAGCCGTCTGGAGCTATGTACCCCTTGCACGCGAATTCTGTCGTTGGAAAGTGGTCTACTTGATCGAGCATGGCTGAATGTCTCCCATGGCCATGAGGCGCTTCTGCGTTTCACGAAAACTCAGTTGATGGCGCGTGCGAACCAACCATTCACGCGCTTCTGCCCTCGACCGAAGTACGACTACAGGAGCACCTCGCCATGTCTTGGCGAAGTCGCTCTGACCGTCTGACAACTTGCCCTTGGCCGACTTTGCCTCGACGAGAAACGTGGCTCCCGCAAGTCCAACCACGAGGTCAGGGAAGTCTTTCCCCATGTCGCCGGTATCGGCCACGCTAGCCCCGAGGTCGCGCAGTTCCTGGCGAATCTCGGCATGCGTGCCGTCTCGGCGTCCGTACCTCACGAGTCTCCCTTGAACACCTGGCCCTTGCGCCACTTCGCGCCGGGAGGGCATGGTCGCTTCCAGTCGCTAGTCTTCAAGCGCACGTCCCGACACTGCGAGCACTCCACGAAGGCAAGCACGGTAGCCTGAACCTCAGTGTGTCCTTGGCCTGCTATTGGCTTAGCTCGCTTCATGCCGATGCCGTTGCCAGTTGTGCCTTGAGCAGGCTATTCTCCAGCTCGTGGACCATCTTCTCATTGCTGGTTCTGATCTCCGTGGCGGCGCCAGTCAGCGATTCTTCCAACCTGTCAACAGCGCGCTCAATGGACGCGTTGGTTTCCAGTGTCGCCTTGTCATGAGACGCCCATACCACGTGCTGCAATTCGGATTTGATTGACGAGTCTATCGCCCGCAACTCTGCTGCGGAATCCGATTTGCATGCTGTGCAGTTGGTTGCGATAGCGTTCAGGGATGCCGTGAGAGCCTCCATGAAGTCGCCGAACTTGTCCTGCTGCTTGAGAGCAGAATCCACGAGACGCTTGAGCGCCCACCCCAGGACACCGATCGTCCCCGCTAAAAGGGCGAAAGCTACGGCAAGGACTGCCCCGGTTGCGCCGGACCCGCTGAGTGCCTTCAGTGCTGCTTCCATGGTAACGTCTCCTCAGTTGCTTCCGAGCGCTCGTCGGTCTTGGTCAGTTCGCTGGGTGGTGGGGTCATGTTTCCACGAGTGCCGACGGGTTTAGGTTGTGCAGGGTCTGGCATCCGTCGATGGTTACGTGCGAATTGGTGTTGGCGAGGGGTGGGCTATTGGGTATCGTTACGAGAGCCATGGTCAGACTCCCGCTCGCACGTTACCCTGGTCTACCGACACTACCATCTGAGCCCAGGTGGCAGCGGAAGGCGCTGTAGCTGCTGCGGTGAAGGTAAGCTTTACGTCATCGTAGGGGCCAACGAAGATGTCATAGGCGCTGCTGTCGGTGTTCGTATCAGCAGCAACCGTTGCTGGCAGGGTAGCCGAGGAGCCTGTGGAGTTGAAGGCGAACTGCTTCCATGTGGTCCCGTGGTCTCCGCTAACGTACCCCACCAGGCCGTTTGATGCGCTGGGCTGGTCAAGGGCTGGGAAGGACAGCTTCACGCGACCGACGCCCCACATTCGGAGGCCGCCGCGGAAGCTCTTGGTGGAGTCGAACAGGGTAGCGGTTCCGTTGTTAGCTGGTACCGCATCTGGTGAGAGTCGAATGCTTTCAAAGTTCCATGCCATGGTGTTTTCCTCTTGTCGATTCTATCGCAGGTTGCTGTAGGTTGGGAAGTCAACTGAACCGGCGTTCACTTGCGCTAACAGGTAAACGGGTACAGGTTGGGCGGTATGAAAAAGATTCTTCTCGTTGCTTTCTGGTGATTGTCGGGTTGGGTGAGCTGGGGTAGGGCGGGCATGGTGGTCACGGTGTTGGGATCACGTTGTAGGTAAGCTGTGCGTCGTTACTGGCTGCCAGCACGTAGCACGAGCTTGACGCTCCATTGGCGCGGACTTTCACGAACAGCGCGTATGTGCCGGCCGACAGCGTGCTTCTCCCGGTAACTGGTACCGTGCCCTCTCCGCAAGAAGCCCCGCACCCTCCCGGGTTTCCACCGATTCCTGCCGAGCCAGACATCCTACG